CATTACAGATGGTCTTGGTTTAATTTTATTAAGTATAGGGAATTTAGTATTAGATAAATCAATCTTAAACTTTTTAGGTGGATATAAAGATTGTTTTACTTTAGTATCAGGTTGTTTAAGATATTTTTTTAAAGTCTCGAAATAAAATTCTTTAATAGGTTGTAATAATTCTTCAGGAACATAGAAATAGCTTTCCATTAAAATTTTATTATATTTTTTATTAAGATTATAAAAATCTCTATCGAACATGAGATTATTTATTGTTTTTTTAGTGATTTAAATAAATACATTATATGAATAACATTAGCCGTAGTCAAGAAAAAATTCATTATAAAATGTGTAATAATCAATCTTGTTGCCCTATTCTTTCTGAGATTGAAGATAATAAATTTACTATTACTGATGATTATGAAGGTAAAGTTCTGTTAACTAGAGATGAACTTAAACTTCTTAAGACTTTTTTAAATGATAATCTAAAGGATTAAATATTTGGATGGATAATGATTCGTCTAATTTAGAAAATCTTTATAAGAAACAAATTCTTTCTGAGGTATATTATGATGGTCCTGAATTTAATAAGGATCCACATGAATATGGTTATCGTATAAAAGGTAGACATATAATGCCTAAACGTGAGATTCCTCAGCCAAGGAAAGATTATCCACATTCCAAAGAAGAATTTAAACCAGATTATACCAAAGGTTCTGAATACGATATCTACGGTAAAGAAGACGATTCCCCCGAATACTTAGATCCCGATAGAACAAAAAAATTAGAGGATTTATCCAAGGAAAAAAGTTCCAGCTATAAAGTGGTAATGAGTTATTTAAGATCACAAATAGATGAATTAAAAGATAAAAGTAAAAAATTAGAAGGATTAAGTTTGAATAGAGAATTAATGGATGATATAATAAACGATCTGGTATTAGGTTTATCTACACATCCGAATGTTCAATTAACTCATGTATCCACCAATGGTGATCCTATCTTTAGTTTTTTTGATAAAGAAAATAGATACGATAAAAGTGTACAAGTTGAAATACCTTTTGGTTTAAAATCTAATATTGATGATATAAAATATTTAAAAATCCATGTTAAATTTGAACATTAATATAATCTTTTATTATTGGTTGGCAGCTATAGGTATGTGTTTCATCATGAAACACGGTAGCATATTAGAATCTTTTAGACAAAAAACTTCAAGTATATTTCCTTGTTTAAGTAAATTATATAAATGTTGTTTATGTATGGGATTTTGGGCTGGAGTAATAATTTCTGTAATATTAAAACAATATCATTTATGGAGTTTACCACAAATAATATTGTTTCCTTTTACATGTTCATGTATCTGTTGGTATGCAGATAGCATATTAAGTTTGATACATGTAATAACAAATTATTATTCTTCTTCAGATAATTCTAAACCTATCAAATAATTTAACATATCTTTAAATTTTTGAGTGGTTTTTTCGTCCCATATATCGTTGTCGATTTCCATTTTAAAAAATTTAACCAATAAAAATACTTTTTGGAATTTACTTAAATCTCGTGAATCGGGAAACATTACGTTTTCCCCTCCTTGAGCTATACCACCATTTGTACCTTGTACAGGACCGTTGTTTGGTCCCATCATTGAAGCTGTGGTTTGATAACTATTTTTCGTATCGTTTACTCCACGATATGAGCCAGATTCTTCACTTATAATTTTTTTAAGATATAAATCTGTTATTTTATAATAATTATGATCCATGAGATTATTTAGCTAAATAACCTTATGAAGTTTGATGAACAAGTTGAATCTATCTTAAGTGAATTGCGTGCACAAACTGTGCATGTTAATGCTGGACCAACTATAGATGGAATTCAACCTGATGGTGGTAATGAATTTTATGGTAACATAAATAAAATGGGACCAAATAAATCTTTAGGAAAAATTGCCAGTGGAATGTTTTATCAGAAAAAACCAAAAACATCTAAGAAAAAAAGAACTAAAAATGTTATCTTTAGTATACCATTAAATTAAATATCCATATGAAAGACTGCGGTAATCATCCCACTTATAATTCCAGAAGAGAATTCCTTACACAATTTGGTTGGGGTACAGCAGGGCTTTCATTGTATTCATTGTTGGGATTAAATCCAAACACATTAGAAGCATCAATTCTTGATCCTAAGAAACCACATTTCCCTGTTAAAGCTAAATCAGTTATTCAGTTGTTTGCTGGTGGAGCACCTTCACACGTTGATACTTTCGATTATAAACCAGAATTACAAAAACGTAATGGAGAAAAATTTGGAAGAGACGAACTTTTAGCATCACCTTTTGAATTTAAACGATCAGGTAAATCGGGAATACATATATCCGAAGTATGGAGTAGATTAGCTAATCATGCAGATGATATGGCTATTATTAATTCTATGTTTACGGAAATACCAGATCATGGTATTGCTGCAAAAATAATGAATACGGGAAGTGCACAATTACCTAGACCTAGTTTGGGTAGTTGGTTGGTGTATGGATTGGGAAGTTTAAACCAAAATATGCCAGCATTTATTAGTTTAAATGGTGGTGCGGAATGGCGACAATCGGCTTTTCTCCCTGGGATGTACCAAGGGTGTAATGTACAATATAAATCCACAATGCTTCCACGTGATGTAATGGCTAACATTAGAAGTGAATTTTCTTCTATGGATCGTCAACGCAGACAAATCGATCTTGCTAGAGGATTAAATAATATACATGCAGAAGCTTTACAAAAAGATGCACAATTAGAAGCACGTATCGAAGCATTTGAGACAGCATATAAAATGCAAATGGAAGCTACTGATGCTTTTGATATTTCTAAAGAACCAGAAAAAATTAAAGATTTATACGGAACCACAGAAGAAGGTTCTAAAATGATTGTTGCTCGTCGTCTTGTAGAACGAGGTGTAAGATTTGTACAAGTTAACGTAGGTGGATGGGATCATCACGAAAACATTAAAACTACATTAGCTAATACTGCTAACAGATACGATCAAGCGTTTTCTGGGTTATTAACCGATTTAAAACAAAAAGGTTTATTAGATTCTACTTTGGTTATCTGGGGTGGTGAATTTGGTAGAACAGTTACTGCTGGAGGTTCCGCTGGTGCTCCAGGTCGAGACCATAACGGAAAAGCTTTTTCTGTTTGGATGGCAGGTGCAAACGTCAAAGGTGGACAACGCTACGGTGAAACCGATGAACTAGGTGGTTCAGCAGAAAAAGACAAGGTTCATGTACACGATTTACATGCCACAATTCTACGTTTAATGGGTTTTGATCATACCAAATTAACTTATAATTATAATGGTAGAGAATTTAGATTGACAGACAACTTTGGTAATATAATTAAAGAAATCATTGCATAAACCATATTTTGTGGTACTATAGAACTTATGTCTCATAGAATCACTTGTGTAGTTACTGGTAAAACTGTAACCGTAAGCAATGAATATTACGATAAAAAAGTTACAGAATACGGATCAGAAAATAATTTCAATTCCTTATATACATCACGACAAGCAAAAAATTTACTTAAACGTGGATATAAAGTAAAAGAAATACGTGATTTGTTAAAAGTTACTGAAGATGTACCAGAAATTTCAGATAAACTAGTAAAACAAATTCTTTCTATAAAAGACGAAGAATCAAACACTTACGAAAATACTAGTATTAAAAAATCTGATCCCGATGTAGTAGAGTATATTTCCGCTTTACGCTAGTATTTATCTCGACAAACCATTTTAGACATGGTACATTTTGTGTTTATAAAACGTGTAAATATATAAGCTATGATATTTGATGAACAGATTTCTCGCAAGCCAAACCTCTATCCTTGGACAGAAAAATTTATCGAGGCTATGCATAATGGTTTTTGGACGGACAAATTATTTAATTTCCAATCAGATATTCATGATTTTAAGGTGAATTTAACTGAAAAAGAAAAAGAAATAATTATTAGAACTTTATCAGCCATAGGTCAGATTGAGATAGCTGTAAAGACATTTTGGGCTAAATTAGGAGAGAATTTACCACATCCTAGTCTTTCTGATCTAGGATATGTTATGGCTAACGTAGAAGTTATTCATAATAATGCATATGAGCGTTTAATTTCTGTATTAGGATTGGAAAATGTATTCGAAGAGAACCTTAAATTAGGTTGGATCGAAGGAAGAGTTAAGTATCTTCGTAAATATACACATCGCTTTTACAAAGATAGTAAGAAACAATATTTGTATGCATTAATTCTTTTTACTTTGTTTGTAGAGAATGTATCTCTTTTTAGCCAATTTTATATCATTAATTGGTTTGCAAGATATAAGAATGTATTGAAAGATACTGATCAACAGGTTCGTTACACTCGTAATGAAGAAAACATACATGCATTAGTAGGTATTAAGATCGTTAATACTATTCGTGAAGAGTATCCAGAATTATTTGACGAAGAACTTACGGATAAAATTACAAAAGAAGCAAAAGAAGCATTCGAATCTGAATCAGAAATTATTGATTGGATGGTTAATGGTATTCAAGAGGAAGGATTGAATGCCGTTGTTTTGAAAGAATTTATTAAAAATCGTATTAATAATTCTTTAGAACAAATAGGTTTTGCTAAAGTTTTTAATGTAGATAAAGATTTATTAGCCACAACCATGTGGTTTGAAGAAGAGTTAATTGGAAATAACATGACAGATTTTTTCCACTCCAGACCTGTAGAGTATGCTAAAAATAATCATTCTTTTAGCGAAGATGATTTATTTTAAGGTTTGATTATACAAATAATTTTATTACATATTAATTATGAAAAACGAGAATAGTGGTATCTATTGGTTGAATAAAGATTCAAGAACCTTCTTGGAAAGAGGGTATTTATTAAAAGATGAAACACCAGAAGAAAGAATAGATCAAATTGCTAAAAAGGCTAGTGAATATTTTTCTAATTCAGAAGAGTTTTATAATAAGTTTACCAATTATATACATAAAGGTTATTATTCTTTAAGCACTCCAATATGGAGTAATTTTGCTAGAGACCGTGGATTGCCTATATCATGTTTTGGAAGCTATATTCCAGATACTATGGAAGGGATTCTGGAAAAGATATCAGAAGTAGGTATGATGACTAAGGGTGGTGGTGGTACATCTGGTTATTTTGGTGATATACGTCCTAGAGGATCTGTTATTAATTCTGGAGGAGTTAGCACAGGTTCAGTTCATTTCATGGAAATATATGATACTTTGATGCATGTTGTATCACAAGGTAATGTTAGAAGAGGTTCTTTTGCAGCATACTTACCAATAGATCATCAAGATATTGAGGAATTTTTAAAGATTAAATCCGAAGGAAATGCAATTCAAGATTTGTCTATTGGTGTTTGTGTATCAGATGAATGGATGAGTTCCATGAAAGATGGTGATAAAGACAAACGTAAAATTTGGGCTGAAGTTATTAAGAAACGATTTGAAAGTGGTTATCCATATATTTTATATACAGATAATGCAAATAAAAATGCCCCACAAGTATATAAAGATAAAGGAATGAAGATTTTACATTCAAATTTGTGTGTTACTGGTGATCAACGAGTGGTAAGTTCCTTGGGACTTTTAACTGCAAAAGAATTGTTTGAAATTGGTTCAGAAATCGAATTATTCGATAATACTAAAATAGTTAAATCTTCACCAATGAAATTAATAGAAAAAGATGCTGATGTATATAAAATTACATTAGAAAATGGTATGTCTCACACTGTTACGTCATATCATAAAATAGCAGTTAAAGATAAAATTTCTCAAAAAAATGAATCCTTTGGAGAAGTCTTAATTAAGAATGTCGAATGTAAAGATCTTAAAATCGGTGATTCTGTAGCAATACAAACACAAAAAGGATTATTCGGAAAAACTAACAAACCAAAAGAAGCATTTCTTCTGGGGTTATATCAAGCAGATGGAACGCAACATAAAGATTATATAATGATTGATTTATGGAAAAATGATTTTGATCTTGTAGAAGAAGTTCAAAATTATCATGATTACATTTGTGATACTTACAATACTCAATTATCAAACAATAATAGAAAATATTTAAATCCTAAATTTGTTGATTGTATTGTTCAAGAAGGTTCTGATGCAAAAAAAAGATTAACTTCTAAAGCTCTTAAAAAAGCATTAAATTTTGAAAAGGGATATGTTCCTGATTGGATTTGGGAATCTAATGAAGAAACTCAATGGCAATATATTAGAGGATTATATTATGCAGATGGTACAGTATTTAAATCAAGTTCTCATGGAGAACCAATTCAAATATCATTATCATCAATAAACAAAGATTTTTTATCTGAGGTACAATTAATTTTAGCAAATTTAGGAATGCAATCTTCTATTAGAATTCTTAGAAATGCTGGAGAAAATTTTTTACCTGATGGTAAAGGTGGAAGTAAATATTACGAAACAAAAACTTGTTATAGACTTATTATTGGTAATAAAAATGATGCGTTAGTCTTTAATAAAAAGACTTATTTTTTGGATAGAAAAAACATTTGTCTAGAAGATAGAGAATATCGTGATAATACTAAAAAATTCTATAAAATTCAGTCTATTGAATATGTTGGGAAAGAAGATGTATATTGTGTAACAGTTGATTCGGAAGAACATCATTGGATTTGTAATGGATTTATTACACACAATTGTTCTGAAATCATGCTTCCAAATAAAAAAGATGAATCATTTGTTTGTAATTTGGCTAGTATGAATCTAGAAAAATATGATGAATGGAAAGATACAGATGCGGTATTCACCATGATATGCTTCTTAGATGCGGTAATGGAAGAATTTATTGTTAAAACTGAAAACGATAAATACATGACAGCACCAAGAAATTTTGCTGTTAATCATAGAGCATTAGGATTAGGTGGATTAGGATGGCATTCTTTACTTCAAAAGAAAAATATTGCTTTCGAAAGTATGGAAGCAAAGTATTTAAATGTTGAAGTATGGAAACATATACGTGAACAAGCAGATTTAGCTACTAAACATTTAGCAGAACTATTTGGAGAACCACCAGTTCTTAAAGGTTATGGACGTAGAAACACCACTACTTTAGCTATTGCCCCTACAACTAGTAGCTCATTTATATTAGGACAAGTTTCACCTAGCATAGAACCTCTTAATAGTAATTATTTTGTTAAAGGATTGGCTAAAGGTAAATTCACTTATAAAAATCCTTATTTAAAAGAATTACTAGCTTCTAAAGGAAAAGATACTGATGAAGTATGGAAAGATATTCTAACTCATGGTGGTAGTGTATTTCATCTAGATTTCTTATCAGAAGAAGAAAAAAATGTATTTAAAACTTTTGGTGAAATGAGTCAAAAAGAAATTATTATTCAAGCTGCAAATCGCCAAAAATATATTGACCAAGGACAAAGTTTAAACCTTATGATTCCTTCAAATGCCAAACCAAAAGAAGTAAATGAATTAATGTGTTTTGCATGGGAAATGGGTATCAAGTCATTATACTATCAGCGTTCTTCTAATCCTGCACAAGAATTAGCTAGAAGTATTATGAGTTGTAAATCTTGTGAAGCATAATTTATGATTTATAAACATAAATTAGATCGTCTTAGTCCTGATGAAATGGTGGTTTTATTATACTGTGTAAACGACGGTAATATAGAAAATCCACTTTTCGATAAAGATACAATAACAAGTATTAAGTTAGAATATGCTGTTAATATGTTGAATGAATATTCGAATAAAGTTGAAGGTAAGAAACGTGAACAAGTAAAAGCTATAGCAGAAAAAATTTCAAAATAATGAAAAAACTTTGGAGAATTTGGTGTAAAACCATGGGAAATAAAATATCAGATGATAGTAATGAATCTGATATTGCAGCTATTATTAGAACATTTTGGTGGTTAATGCATATTATAACTTGCTTTTTTATTATAGCAGGTGTTATCAGACATTGGTAACTATATACCAACAGCTAGTGAATAACATCTATAATATTTTGATCTACAAATTATAGTGGTATTAGCACCTTTTGCTGATAGTTGATTGGCATTAGTTATACCAGTCATAGTATACCATGCACCATAACTACCACCATTTGGTATAGGAAATCCTACAGAAGTATTACCATTATCATATACATGAATTAATGGTACAGTTGTATAAATCTCAACTTCAGTACATTCAATTGAAGGTAATTGAGTTAATTCGGAAGACAATATAGAAACTTGAAATGTCGAGCATACATTTATATTAGTGAATGGCATACTTTTATTTATTTTATATTAAACTTATTTTATATTAATTTTATGAATAAATAATTATATGTCGATTTTACTTCCTGTTTTATCTTCTTCTCCACCATATGGTGACATTGGTTATCATTATTCATGGGTTGGTATAGAAAATGATCAAAATAGACCAATGTATGCACAAGCAAGTTATAATATTAATAATGGAAACAATTATTTAAATATAAGTAATAGTACTATAGGAACCTCTAATGGTACGGTTTTATTAAAGAATTTAGTCAGAAAAGCTTTATATATAAGAAACATGAGCACCGAAATATTATATATTAAATACGGAGAAGGTGCTAGTGATACTTCCTTTAATGTGACATTAAGAGGAGATCCGAATGAAGAAGGATTGGGTGATGTAATGTTTGATGATCAAGTATATCAAGGAATTGTATCAGTTTATAGTACAGATCCTAAATATATGATATGGGAAGGCTGGTAATAGTATGAAAATACAAGTACAAAGAAGAATAACTAGACCAGAAATAGAGAGTATTGTACAAACTTTAGTCTCGGAAAGATTAGCACCATATGCATCTATATTGGACGGTGTAAGTTTACAAGAATTAACAAATTACACTATAGCACCATCAGCATTAAGTGCGGGTGAATCGTTAATATTAGCATTAGATAATTCTAATATTGTAGCAGAAAAAGGATTGAATGGAGGAAATTTTTAATTTTTTTTAAAGAACCTTAAAAAATACATACGTATTTGGATAAATAATTATGGTTGTTTTATTTATAACACCAACAACCACATAAAAATATGCCAAATACAATCAGAATTAAACGTCGTTTAGATGAACCTGGTGCCCTTTCTGGAGCACCTGCATCTCTTTTAAATGCAGAATTAGCCTTCAACGAAGTAGGAGATACACTCTATTATGGTAAAGGTGACAATGGATCAGGTGTAGCTACAGAAATTATACCAATTGGTGGTGATGGATACATCGCATCAGTTGTAGATGCAGCTTCACAAAGCCTTCAACAAGATTTAACCAATGCTATTGATGGGGTTAATAACAATCTGAGTCAACTTAGTGCAGCGATTGACACTTTCGAGTCAGAGGTTATCAGCAAGATAGATTCAGATATTGCTTCTCTCTCAGCAACTGTTGATTCAGAACTTGATACTTTATCACAATCTGTTGATTCTAGATTTGCCTCTCTATCAACATCAAGTGATTCAGGTATCGCATCACTCGAAACTTTATTAAGTAATGTTTCTGCTGATTTAGATAGCCAAATTACTGCTGCTCAAAATGCCGCAGAAGCTTATACAGACAGTAGAATCACCAGTCTTATCAATGGTGCTCCCGAAGCTCTTGATACTCTTAAAGAGATTTCTGATCAATTAGCTAATGACCAGAGTGCTGTTGCTGCTTTAATTAATACAGTAACTTCTGTTAGTGGCAATCTTAGTGATGCTATTGCACAAGAAGTTTCAGATCGTCAAGCTGCCATTAGTTCTCTTTCTGGGAGCGTTGATGCACAAGTTTCAGACATTAATGACGCTATTGCACAAGAAGTTTCCGACAGACAAGCTGCTGTAAGCTCCCTTTCTGGTGCAGTTGATGCTCAAGTTTCTGATATCAATGACGCTATTGCTCAAGAAGTTTCTGATCGTCAAGCTGCTGTCAGTTCACTCTCTGGAGCTGTTGATGCTCAAGTTACAACCATCAATAATGCAATTTCTCAAGAAGTATCCGACAGACAAGCTGCTGTCAGTTCACTCTCTGGAGCTGTTGATGCTCAAGTCTCTGACATCAATGATGCAATTTCTCAAGAAGTTTCTGATAGACAAGCTGCTATCAGCTCACTTTCTGGGAGTGTTGATGCTCAAGTTTCGGACATTAATGATGCGATAGCACAAGAAGTTTCTGATCGTCAAGCTGCTGTAAGTTCTCTTTCTGGTAGTGTTGATGCTCAAATGGCTTCAATGCATTCCGAAATGGTTAGTGTTTCTGGTGCATTACAAACAGAAATTGATGATTTAAATACTAGTCTTGTATCAGTTAGCTCAACACTTCAAAGCGAAATTGATGCATTAGCTTCTTCACAATCTGGTGCATTAGCTAATACAATCAACAGCCTTTCTTCAACTGTTGATTCTGCTTTACAAGCCGTAAATGCTGATCTTAGTTCACTTTCTGCTGATATTGACCAAGAAGTAAGTGATCGTGGCACTGCTATTGATTCTCTCAGTTCAGACATGGTATCTCGCGATGCCGCTGCTCTTGCTGAAGCAAAAGCTTATACAGACACTGCAATTACCAATCTTGTCAATGGTGCTCCCGCACTCTTAGACACTTTAAGCGAATTGGCTTCTGCAATTGGTGATGACGAAAATTATTTCGTCCACATGGCAGCGAAAGTCACTGCACTTTCTGGTGCTATTGATACTGCAATTCTAGATTCTGCTAATGCTGTATCTGCTGAAGCCACTGCTCGTGAAAATGCTATCAGTTCTCTTTCTGGGAGCGTTGATGCACATGTTTCAACACTTAACTCTGCTATAACTGCTGAAGTTGCTGCTCGTGAGAGTGCAGATTCTGCTTTAGATATTCGTGTTACCACTCTTGAAACTGGTTTTGATACCTTAACTGGTGCTTCTGGTGTTACTGTTCTCGGAACAATCGCCAGTCAAAACTATGATGCAGTAAGCATCACTGGTGGTACTGTAACCTCTATAACATTATCTGCTGCTACATTAGTAGACTGCACAATGGATGCTGGTACTTTCTAATTAAAAAATACAGTATAAATATACTGTATAATTAGAAATATAAATTATGGTAGAGGAGTGGTTAGGGTTCATCCACTCCTCTACTTAAAAATAAAAACCCACCTTTCTAAAAAAATTTATATATGGCAAACGTATTTCAAATCAAACGCAGAATAACAGATGCAGGAGCACCCGCATCTTTAGCAAATGGTGAATTAGCATATAATGAAGTTACTGATAAACTTTATTATGGTGCTGCTGATGGAACAGTTAAAGAGATTGGTGGACAAGGTACACTTGTTACTCTTTCCACTGCACAAACTGTTACAGAAGATAAAACCTTCACTGGAGCAGTAGATCTCGGATCTGCCGCAGTAACTGTAACTCAACCCAGAACCGAAAATAGCACCAAAGTAGCCAATGCCGCTTTCGTGCAAGATGTTGCTTCATTACTTGATGGTGGAGACTTTTAATTTTTAATATATTTAAAATCTTATGGCAAATATATTTCAAATTAAACGTAGAACATCAGGTAGTGCTGATGCACCTGCTTCATTAGCCAATGGAGAATTGGCATATAATGAAGTAGATGATAGTTTTTATTACGGTAAAGCAGATTCTGCTGTTAATCCAATTGGTGGCGTAGGTAAATATGCTACCTTGGAAACTGCTCAATCTATTACTGGAGATAAAACTTTCAGTGCTTCTGTTGTGTTATCATCCGCAGTTGCAAGTACTTTAATGAGTACAGCAACTGGAGTTGAAGTAGCAACTACCGAATTCGTACAATCTGTCTTTGCTGTTATCGATGGTGGAGATTTCGAGGGTAACGGTTATGTTCCTCCCACTCCATCTGGTACTGGTGTATATTTCTATAGCACCAGCAGCACAGATTGGTTTAGTACCAGCAATTGGTATACTAATTCTAGTCATACTCTACCAGCAGCAAATCTACCCGATGCAACAATTGATGTGGTTATCTTAGGATCAACTGCACCTATTGTGGATCTAGATTCACCTTCATGGGTACAACCTAATTCAATTGATTCTGGTACTGCTGGAATCGTATTCACTTCACAAAACAATGGTAATGTAAGTATTAACATAACTGGTAATGCAACATTCCAAGGAAATGCAACATTTAGCAATTAATAATTATGAGCAATTATACAATAACAGGAATTGGCTATTTTCAAGATAGTTCAATAAACTATGGAACATTAAATTACGCAGAATTCACAGATTCTGCTATAAATATGGGTACAATACTTATGTCTGCATATTTTGCAGATACATCAACAAACAGTGGAGTTATTAGCGGAGATTCTTTCTTTGCTAATAGTGCTGTTAATGATGCTACTGGAGTTGTTGCGGGTAATGCAATTTTTGCTGATACCACAACAAATAACGGAACAGTCAACGGTGATGCAGCAATTGCTGCAACTGCTGATAATACCAACGGAACAGTAATTGGTAATGTATCTATATATAACCCAAATTCAAACAACGGACCTTATAGTGATGCATATTATGTAGATGGTGTAATATCTCCAAGTCCAGTAGCTACTCCACAAGAAGCATTAGATAATGCAGGTGTGTGGTATGTTTATGATGGAAGTGGATATGCTTCATTTGCTGACACTGCTGGTGTACCCGTAGATGAAAGTGGTACTTGGTACGTCTATAGTGCTGGATCTAAGACCGCTTATGACACTGCTGGTGTACCAGTAGATGAAAGTGGTACTTGGTATGTCTACAGTGGTGGATCTAAGACAGCTTATGACACTGCTGGAGTACCAGTAGATGAAAGTGGTACTTGGTATGTCTACAGTGGTGGATCTAAGACAGCTTATGACACTGCTGGAGTACCAGTAGATGAAAGTGGTACTTGGTATGTCTACAGTGGTGGATCTAAGACAGCTTATGACACTGCTGGAGTACCAGTAGATGAAAGTGGTACTTGGTATGTCTACAGTGGTGGATCTAAGACAGCTTATGACACTGCTGGAGTACCAGTATATGAAAGTGATACTTGGTACGTCTATAATGGTGGATCTAAAACTAATGTAAACGGACAAGTAGTGTTTGATGGCACCACTAACTGGTATCGTTACAACTCTGGTAATGGAACAGCAGAAGACTTAACAGGACAAATCATATTTGATGGCACCACTAACTGGTATCGTTACAACTCTGGTAATGGAACAGCAGAAGATGTAACAGGTCAAGCATTAATGGATTACCATGGAATATGGTATCGTTACAATTCAGGTAATGGAACACCAGAAGGTGTAACAGATCAAATATCATATGATGGTATTTCTTCCAATTGGTATCGTTACAACTCTGGTAATGAAACACCAGAGAACTTAACAGGTCAAATAGTGTTTGATAGTACTTCTTCGAATTGGTATCGTTACAACTCTGGTAATGGAACACCAGAGAACTTAACAGGACAAGAATTACTCGATGGTAGCGGCAATTGGTATCGTTACAATTCAGGTGTTGGAATACCAGAAGACTTAACAGGAACAGTCTACTACGATAATAACAATATGAATTGGTATCGTTATCTCTATGGTGATCCAACAATACAAGTTATAACAGGACTAATCTTGTATGATGAAATTTCTAGCTGGTATCGTTACAATTCAGGTGTTTCTTCACGAGAAGATGTAACAGGTCAAGTAGTGTTTGATGGCACCAATTGGACTCGTTATAACTCAGGTAATCCTGTGGCAGAAAGTCTAACAAATACAATTTACTACGATAGTTCTTCTATGAAATGGTATCGTTACAACTCAGGTGATGGAACACCAGAAGATGTAACAGGACAAATATTGTGGGTGGGCACCAACTGGTATCGTTACAACTCAGGTAATTCTGCGGCAGAAAATGTAGACGGACAAATCATATTTGATGGCACCACTAACTGGTACAGTTATCCCTTTGTTACTGGTATAGCAGAAGATGCAAATGGTAGCGTTTTCTATGAAAATGGTGCTTGGTATCAACGTCAACAAGGAAATGGAACCCCTGTAAATGTAACTTATGCAATAGTGCATGATGGAACTAACTGGGTTATTCTTAATTCAGATGGTACTACTACAGTAGTTTATCCAGCGTTTGATACATATTATTCAACCGATCAAACATTAACAAGTGGTTCTTCTGTAATATTAGATCCAAGTAATAATAGTGCTCCTGCTCCTAATATGAGTGGTACCGCAACAATTAATGGAACATCTGATACATCATATACTACAGATGATTATGGTGTAATTACATTCTAAGATAATTAATATAATTCTAACGTCCAATCCGTAGAATAACAAATTTGGGTAGACTCAGAAATGGGTCTACCCATTTTTTTTGATATTTTGAAGGTATAAAAACCTTGTAAATATGTGTATAAGACAATAAATATAACCAAAACCATGATTCCGTCTAGAACTATTTTATTAAAAAGAAGAAAAAGTGGAAATTCTGGTCCACCATCTACATTGAAAAATGGTGAATTAGCATTTAACGAAGTAGATAAAACTTTGTATTACGGTTCTGGCTCAGATGAAAATGATAATGCTGTGGAGATAATTACCATAGCAGGTAATCATACTAACATTTTAAAGGATGCTTCTATTGTAACGCCAAACCATAACCCACATCCTACTAATCAATATTTGGTAATAAATATTAACGGAACACAAAAAGCCATAAGATTATACGATCTTTAATTAATTTATATTATTTGCTATCTTTAAAAGATAAATAATAATATGACAGAAGTTAGTCCGTATAAAGTATATACAAAAATGTTGATATATGCATTTATTACAATGTTAATATCATTTTTATCATTAATAGATAACATAAATGATGTTAGTACAGTGACTGGCTTTGAATGGATTAAAATGGTAGCTAAATCTATTATAGCAGCTTTAATATCAGTTAAAGCTTATCTAGATAATTCTGGTAATTCTGATGAAATAAAAACAGAAGAAGGAGAAACAGATGCAAAATAGTATTGATTTCATCCAAGATAATATTCAAGTAGTATATTATGTTACAACTATTTTAGGTGTAATATATGGGTTCTATAAATATATGAAAAAAAATGTAGTTAAATCTGATGTATTTAATTTATTTAAATTGATTACAGAAGTACCTTTAACTATTGTAGAGATAAAAGAAGGACAAAAAGAAATATTTCAAGAAATAAGATTGCAAAATAAATTCATAAATGCAATACTAGAAAATTTAGAATTAGCACAATTTCTTTGTGATGATGAAGGTAAATGTATAAAAGTTAATAGTAAATGGATATCTATTACAGGATTATCTGAATCTGAAGCATTAGGTCATAACTGGTTATTATCTGTACATTACGAAGATCGTGAAAGAATTCAAACCAAATGGCATCATATGATACACGAAAATACACCATTCGAAGAAGTATTTCGTTATCAACATCGTGTAACAAATGTAATAACTAAAGTTAAATGCACTGCTACAGATGTATTAGACGAGCACGGTAAACGAATTTTTATTATTGGTCTTTCTAGTGTGATATAATTTTATAGATTGGATTTTTCTTATATTGTTTATAAATAAATGATATGAGAAAATATTGGGGAATGGCTGATGAAGAAGAAAACATTCGCGAAGTTCAACCACAATCGCCTACTTCGGATATATTACTTCCCCAAGGATCGATTAAAGAATTAGATAATAGTATACATTTTTATGCTGAAATTTCTGGTACTACTTGTTCAGAATTAAATAGACTTTTACGAATTTTAGATGTTCGTATGCAACATGCTAAAATTACAATGAATGATCCAGAATTTGATCCTGTTATACATCTAAGAATTAATTCTTATGGAGGAGATATATTTGCTGGATTAGCAACAGTAGACACTATTAGAAGTTTGCGTACTAAAGTATATACATACATAGAAGGCGCAGCAGCTAGTGCTGCTACATTGATTAGTATAGCAGGAAAAAAGAGATTTATAGGAAAGAATGGATTCATGTTAATTCATCAATTAAGTTCTGTTTGTGCTGGTACTTTTGAACGATTAGAAGACGAACAAGAAAATAATCGTAGAATTATGAATTCTATAAAATCTTTATATAAAGAATATACTAAGATTCCTATGAAAGAATTAGATAATATTTTAAAACACGATCTTTGGTTTGATGCACAAACTTGTTTAAAATATGGTTTGGTGGATCAAGTGATTTAACTTTACAACGGGAATAGTTATGTTATCATCATCGTATGATTACTGCTAAAATTATTGCTGATAGCGTTAATAAACCATCTAATTCCAAGAGGATTACATCTTTCGTTTTAACTTATCCTCGATTTATTCATGCTGAATTGTTGACGCATAGAATGTTTTCTAGGAATGCGGCTAGTTCTAGAGCAATTCCAATTTCAAAATTTATTGAAGATGTTTTGACCGATCCTGCTTTACCTGTTCATTGGGGTAAAACTCAAAAAGGTATGCAAGCTGATAATGAAGTAGATGGAGAAACTAAAACCAAAGCAATGATTCTTTGGAACGAAGCCCGAGATTCTGCTGTTGAATATGCCAAGAAACTACAAGAATTAGGTTTACATAAACAAGTTGTAAATCGAATTTTAGAACCTTACTTTCATATTACCACATTATTAACTGCTACAGAATTTGATAATTTCTTTAAGTTAAGAGCACATAAAGATGCTCAACCAGAAATTCGCGAACTAGCATATAAAATGTTAGAATGTTATAAAAATAATGTACCAGAAGAAAAAGATTTAGATGAATGGCATATTCCTTTTGGTGACAAATATACATCTGGTTTATCTTTGGAACAAAAGTTAAAAATTGCTACAGCTAGAGCTGCAAGAGTTTCTTATAAAACTTTTGAAGGAGAAATTGATTATGATAAAGATTATTCTTTACATGATAATCTTTTAGCTGATGGACATTATAGTCCTTTTGAACATTGCGCTCAAGCTCAATTTGGAGTTTTCGACAACTTCAGTCAATGGAAATCTTATAGATATGATTTAAAACAACCTAAATGATAGGTTGCTTATATCCGTGTACAATTTTGCCCGCATTAACCACATTGCCAGAATTCATAGCAATATTTGCTTTATTCCTCACACCAGCATGTCCTGTGGTGAATGTACAAGGAATGTTATTGAATGGATGTTCATGCGGATACACGAATACTGAATATTCTGGATTTGATTTAATACCACCATTACCAGCAACAGATGCAACATTTGTTGGTGCACTAAAAACTAATACAGGTACTTTGTCAGGTAAAGCCCAAGGTGATTTAGAAATACTTGTTAAGAAATTTCCAGGTAAAATACTTTCATACAATTTTTTAACATAACTCATATCAGCCCATCCTATGACAGTACCACCCGTCGCACCTTTTAATTTACCATCTAAACCAGCATTAACCATTAACTGACCGAAACTTCCCATACCACCACCAGTATACTGAACTTCTGCTGGACATGTGACATGACTTAAATACACTTCACCATCCACAAAAGCACATCCATTAATAACTGCATTTTTAGCTACACCTAAATTACCATCAATCATTACTTGACTGGTTGCATCTCTTGTTTTTAAACTTAACGAGTTTGATTCTATAGTTACACCACGTTCTGCTCTGATATTTAAATTACCAGATCCTGATGATAAATTAAGTTCATGTTTAGCACTTATATTATATCTACCACCACAACCCATATGCATGTTACCACCAGTAGAAATGCCTATACCTCCATTACCTACACTTAAATCATATCGGTTTGATACTTGAACTGAATATGTGCCACAAGGCCACCTAGTATTTTCTACAGTCTCTGTATATGGAACTGGTTCATTTTTAACATAAGAACCAAATGGATCTATACTTACTTTGGATGGAGTAAATTTAGCATTATCTAAAATACGAATAGCAGGTGTAGTATTTACTATGGTTCCAATATGTAAATAATGATCTTTTTCATAGTATGTATGAACTGATCCACCTTTAGGTATTTGTTGTTCAATTTCTAATGCTTTCTCTGCTGTATCTTGTAATACTGCATCACTCATCCCAGGTACTTTACCAGTCGAAATAACTGGAATTTTCAGTCCTGTTCTAGGATCTACATATGTAGGTATTGATACAATTGCCATAATTAAAACAATTTAACTCCCAAAAAATCATGAGGTACTATTTTCATTAATTTATTAGGTATAACCATTAATTTGCTACCTAACGCTTTAATGTTATTAGTTAACCTATTAGGTGGAAATTTAAAGTTTTGATTTACATTTTTTTTAATTATTCCTGTTAATGTTGGATCTGGAACTGGAACAATTGGTGTAGCAAATTGTGCTGAATGCCCAAATGCAGGTTCAGTAACTTTACGCCATTCTTCATATAAAGTTTTATTTTCTAAATCACCATAAATTATATGAACATCACCTCTATATGTTATATAAGTGTCACCTTTAATTACTTCAGCATGATCACCATTAACTGTGGTGAATTTATCTCCTTGAATTATTGAGGTTTTATTCCCTGTAGAAGCTTCAGCAATATGTTTATTATTCATTTCATAAAATGAACCACTGAAATGAGACATTTTAATTTTTTCGAAACCATCAGTTTCAGTGAATTGTAGACTTCCAGATTTATTATTAAGTACTGTTTGACCTGTAAGATAATATGGTTCTGAATCTTGAACATTTTCTGCTCCAGCTGGATAATGTAAATTAGGATTACTTCCTTGTGGATTCATCACACTATTCCAATCAGATTTATCATAAACATATGCCATATATACAGGATGTTCAGGACTACCTTGATCAAAAAATACCCATACTTGTGCTCCAACTCTAGGAACTGAGAACATTCCTTTACTAGCATTATTAATTGCATCTGGTGAATACATTTGATTATAAGGATCACACAAACCAGTTTTACTACCAACACCATGACCACCTTCAATTCCATGTTGTGATATTGCAGCTTTTGGTGCAATAGATTCTCCACTAGGTGTTATACCGTCATCACCTAAAGGTTCTCTAAAACCATTTCCTTTATAACCTTCACCAACAGTAGCAATTTTATTTTTAGCATCAAAAACCCCAGCTGTTCCACCACCAATAAGTGGTGAAGCTTGTTCTGCCCATTTAAGATTTTTATTAAGTTCTTCTAATGTTTTAGCATCAAATATAGTATTAATATTTTCACCACCAACAAATCGCGCAGCATATATGTCAGGATCTAAATCAGAAGATCTTAAATGATGTATAATAAATTCTGGTATAGCAATCTTAACTCTACCACGCATTTCTGGATCATTGTTTTGTGTAACGATACCTTTAAGAAATCCATAATATTTTTTATGGTAAGGATTTTCATATGATTCTCCTACATTATGTTCTAACATATATTATAATAATTTATTTTGTAAACTGTACTTATTCAAGAACGATGCTTGTCTATCTACAAATTTTGTGATACTACCATTAACTTTCATAGCTTCTGAAGATATTTGGTTTGCTATTTTAGCTACTTCTTTATCAACTTTCATAGCTACTTTAGCTGTTACCTTTTCTGTTACTGCTTGAGCTAAACAATTCAATAAATGTGCTCCCATATTTGCACATTGTTGTTTATCTTGAAAATAATTATCCATATTCGTCGCTCGTTCTATTAGGTCTTGAATTGATAATAAAGTTTTGATTATATCAATCAATATAGTTTCAATTTGACGTAAAGGTGCTAAAACTGCTCCAATTATTTGTCTTGCTCGATTTATTATAATTTTCGTAACAGCTGAAGTAATTGAAGCAATCATACCAGCAGCAACACCAGCTAAACCTTGCATTAACATAGATGGATTTAATGGTAGATTTAATAATGCATTTTTAATGCACATTAAACCATTACTTGCTGCCATTATTTTGTCAACACTATTATTAATAGGAACTAGAAACCCTGTTTGTGCAGTATTGTATAAAACTCCCATATAAAATTATTTAATAGTATAAAACAAAAAACCCAGCATATAGCTGGGTTTTTTGAAAATATTAATTTAATTATTAAAACTCCACAGCAAATCTACGTCTTTGTCTTGGTCCTCTATTATCAAAAGTAATAGTACCTCCACTTATTGCAGAATAAAAACTAACACCAGCAGTACTATTAACAGTGAACAATGTGGTAGAATTGTCACTATAATATAGTGCCATTTGTGATCCATGATATGCGGAATTAACACCAATAATTAAACCGTAAGAAGAAAGTGTTATGTTAGCTGAAGATGCTCCTATTGAATTATAAAGAACACCAACTACAGTTTTTCCACTAACAGATACTCCAGTAGTATATAACACTACTTCATTATTAGTTCCAGATAAACTATCAATTAAAGAGGGTGGGGTTTGTGATGTAACGTCAAATACTTGATGTGTAAAAGTTGCCATATTATTATTTATATTAAATCGATAAAAAATCTTTAAACTTTATAATAAAAAAACCCGCAGATTTCTCTGCGGGTTTTTAAATAACTTTTCAGTTAGAAGTACTTTAGAAGTACACTGCTTGATTTCCAGGAGTAAATGCCTGACCAAGATTCTTGAGAATGATTGTGTGATAATATAGTGCAGCTCCGAAAATATTATCCACCACGCCATATCTTGTCAAGAGACCTACGCGAGGAGCGAAGTCATTTGGACCGATTGTACGTTGAATCATCACAGGAATGTATGGGCAATAAATGATACCAGAGTCATAGAACTCAGTACCTTTATATCCCAACAAGGCATACTCAACACCAGCAGTTTGACCTGAGTAACCTAAGTCACCATAAACATTGCTGTTTTGTACTTCAGTGCGGGTATCACGATAAACTTGGAATCTACCACCAAGAGAACCAACTTTAGCTACGCCAGTTTGCTGGGTAGTTACGTTACCTTGAACGGTAACCCATTGGAATTCAGGAAGCATTTCGAAGATAGCGCAAACGCGAGGGGTTGCAACGATGAAGTTTGCAGGTCCACGACGGTTACGAATTGCTATACGGTTTGCTTCGATAATTACTCTCTGGTAGAAGTCACGATTACGTTCAACCAACCAACGACCATCAGCAGATTGAGGAGACCAGATAGAATATCCTTTTCCAAAACCACCATTTAAGGAAGTTTGGATCATGCGGATAATCATTTCACGGTCGATTTCAGCTTGGATCTCATATGCCATAGCATTTGTGATCTCAGCATCGATATCGATACCGTTCATATTCTTTAAGTCTTGCTCAAGCTCGACGGACCATTTTGCACCTAATCTACGTGTACCAGCTTCAACAGCAGTTTTCTCGAAGGAGACTTCAACTGTTGGGATGTTTGCGTTGATTTCGAAATTCTTAAGAATTTCGGCAACACCACGATCTTGGTTAGCAAATGCCCAATCAGAATTACCTGAGAGTGCATTGTTTTGAACACCAGTATAACGAGTGTCAAGATGTTGCCATCCGAGTTCGTTATCACCTTGTGGTGTTTGTTGACCAGTGTAACTTACAGCTGTTTGTGTATGTGTACCAGGTGCAGCAACGAATTGACCACCTTTAATGAATCCTTGAACTGGACCTTGTCCAACTCCATTCACATAAGCACTGAAAACAGGTGTTAAAGTGCTTGATGATGTGGATGCATCTTGATAATCACCACCAAGTGATTGATTGCTATACTTATATCGAAGTGCAAACGCAAGTCCTACAGGACCACTCATGGGTTGAACTCCAACGATTTCGTTAGTGATCAACTCAGGGAAGGTACGACGGATCATGGGAATCAAGATCTTAGGAAGACGAGCATCACCTTGTGCATAGAAGTCGTTATTAGCGGGGAATCTACCACCATTATCACCGTTGGTAGTTAATGGATTCGAACCATATCCGAATACGCCAGCTCCACCAGCTACATTAGCTTCACGCAAGCAATATGCTTCTTGGTTTTCCAAAAGCATTGCTGTGTTTAAACGAGTGTGTTCATCTTCAATTGCAGCTACGTTCTTGCTGGTATAATCGAGCACGGGTGCCCATTTTTCCAAAAGAACTCTAGCTCTATCTTGATCGATATACGATTGTGCGGGTTTGATTTGTTTCATATGTGTTTTTTGTTTCTTTCTATTTTTTGTTCGACCTCAAGCATGTTAAACATGCAGGAACTCAAGTATGTTTATACTTCTACCAAATTTGAGATAAACATATTAATATTTACTCATTTCGTTCAAATAATTTGAAATGTGTGAGTAATTATTTTCTGTTTGGGGTAAATTTTGTTGTGTTTCTTCTTCTAATACAACACGATCTGCTTTAACGCTACGTGTTTCGAAGGCTTCTTTTTTCAAAGAAGAAATACGTTCTTCTTCTTTTTTATCAAAAAGTGAAAGTGTGTAGTCAAGATTCTCGACAATAAATTTAGGTGTTTTACCTTCAAATACACGAAGAGCATATTCTCTTTTCTTAGGTGGTAAATTTGCTGTCTTTTGTTCGAGAACTAATTCTGCTTTTGCTTTAGCAAGTGATTCACGAAGTTGTGAAACTTCTTTATTTAATTTTTCAGCAGATTTACGAGATTCATCAATTTGTTTTTTACCATCAACAACAGCATCTTTAAGTGATTCACTCATTAATGCAGAATCAATAGCTAAATTTTCTCTCAAATTATTTAATATAATTCTAGCTTTGTGATTTTTCACAGCTTCATTAATAGCTTTTTGAGGAATTTTTTGTTCGATGAAAATTGAAATGTAATCAGAAATCTTATCAATTAAATCTGTTTTAAATTGTGTTGCTTGTTCTTTTATAACACTTCTATAACGGTTTACTACCATTTGAAGTTTGTTAGCATTATTAGCATCTAATGCTTCAACAACATGTTGTAATTTTTTGCAATGGTCAGCATCAATTGCTTCGAGTAATTTTTCTGCTTTTGATGTATACTCAGCATCTTGTTCGATTAATGCTTTCTCTACGTGAATTTTAACTCTTTCGCTAACTGCTCCATCAAAGGCTTCTTGGATTTGTGCCAAAGTTTCATCAGTTAATATTCCTTGTGTTGCTTCTTTTAAGAGTTTGGAAATTTCTTGTGCCATAATATTAGTTATTCTTTTTTATATTTTTTTCTTTAGTTTATATGAAGAAATTTTACATAGGTTCGATATATTCTGAATCATCAACAAAAGATTCACCACTTCCCATTACATTCTCAAATCTCTTTTCTAATTTTGTTAATTCTTTATATAAAGCTTTAAAATTTTCTTGATGTTCAATTTCATCCGATTGACTTGCTATTTTAGTAGCTTTCAAAACTTCTGATTTTAAAGCTGGAATATCATTGACATCAATTTTCCCACTAGAGCGAACTCCATACATATGAGAATTTTGTCCACCATGATAATGTTCAAAATCGAATAAAGCAGCTAATGCTGAACTTCCATCTGGAAGTAATTCAGTTAGATCTATAATTCTAGAACCGTCTAAATCTTCTTTAACTACTTTTTTTTTGTCCTTGGATTTTTTGCTTTTAGCTTTTTTGAAAGGATGAACTTCATCAATACCTTTTTTAATTTTTTGTTTTACTTTTTCTTGTACTATAACTTCCAAGAATTTATGTGCTTGTTTATAGTTATCTACTAACAACGCATCAATAAATTTGACTGTATTTTCTTTAATAAGATCCATAATTCTATTTAGTTAAATTATTTTATTTTGCTTAAGAACGCTAAAATCTGTTCCTTTAGATATTGTTCTACTTGTGTTTTAGGTAGCTTAGATATACCTTTCTCAAGCTTATCGTATATCTCTTCATAATGTCCTGATTCACTAAGAACCCATTGTTTAGATTCTAAGATTCCGTTTACAAATGCTTTTGGAAAAGATGGATCAGCAACACAATCAACCGAAATTAAACGAAAGTTTTTAACCACACTTTTACCACCAACACCTTCCTCTAATTGACCTAATGCACGAGAACTCATACCAACTTTAACACCATCATTAATTAATGCTCGTACAATGTGTCCGTTTGGTGTGGTTAACACTTTACTTTTTCCATGAAAAATATTTCCATCTTGATATAAGTCTGTAACCATGTGGCAAGCTTCTTTTAATGAAACTTCAGCACTACTTTCATGATTAAGAGTTCCCATAGCACGACCAGTTTTAATCATTTCTTGTTTATATCTATCAACCTCTTTAACCATTTCATCTAATTTATATAATCTATTATTACGATTATAATTTTCAGCCATCATATATGGTCCTTTGATGTAAAGTGTTGATGGACTATTACGATCCTTTTCTTCCACAATATATTCAAATTGTTCTTCTGAAGCAGGTTTTTCGACAATTAATCTTAATGACATAAAATTATTTAGATTACTATCTGTAATTTTTTAGATTATTTATTATAAAATCTAAAAAAAACTAAATAAACTTATATGATTAATGACCAAAATTTGATATTCGAACAATACATAAAATCAATTGCATGTATTTCAGAGGCAAAATACCATGCAGGTCTTCATGGTTTAAAACAACTTGCAGGTGCACACAAAAGAGGTTATATTATGGGGCATCCAGAAGAATTAATGGGTAGACAAGGTAAGTTTGAAGATAGGTTACAAAAAAGTATTGATAATAATGAAATTGTTGATTTAATAGAATTATTAACTCAAGAATACACTAACGACGAAGGAAAGACATTTCCCCCATTTTACGAAGATCCTGACGATGCAAAATATGCTATATTAACACTTACAGGAGCAAACTTTAGACAAAGAACAAACTTCAACCCCTTTCCAGATGTAGAAGAAATTGGAGCATTTAGAATACCTTATTTTAGAATTCCAGATTTAATATTAAATGTAGAATCTAGATTAAAAGATGCCACAGAAGGTGATCAAGAAATATTAAATGCTTTAGATAAAGTTCTTAAAAAAACTTATAAAGAATATCAAATCAGTAAAGGACAAACTCCAGAAGATGTCACAGAATTAAGTACAGTACGTTCGTTTAGACCTCTAGAAATCGAAAGAACCGATAAATTTGGAAATAAATATAAAACAATAACCACATCAAAGTATGGTGGTAAGGAGCGTGGGGGGCAAGCAGAAAGATTTATTAGAGCTACAACCAAAGATGAATATGAAAGATTAAAACATCTAGAAGATCAAGGATTCACTGTTGTGTTTGATCCATCACAAGATCCAGAAACACTTGGACAAAAAACACCTCATATGAATCCATCTAGAGAATTACCACCATCTATAGATTTTAGAAAACATAGAACAGAAGAACCAGAAAAGAAAAAAGAAACTAAACCAAAATCTAAACCTAAAGCAACATCTAAACCCAAACCAAAAAAACCCAAACCAAAAAAACCTGAAACTAAATCTAAATCAAAAAAAGAAACAAAACCTGAACCTAAATCTAAAGCTAAAAAACAAAGAGTAGAAGAATCTTATTTTTTTAAAATTATTCCGTTTTAAATAAATTTTTTTCTGTTAATAATAAAAATTCAGCATTACGGGAAGCGGCAAATTTTTTTGCAGCTTCCCATTTTGCTTTATTAACAGCCCATTGAGTAACTTCATATTGAATAGTAGCTTTCTTTTTTCTCTTGGAAATTTTTGGTGGTTGTGTTTGTGAAAACGGTTTTATCTCTATAAGATATTTTTTAATCTGTTCACCTTCTTTAATTACAACATAGTTATCAACATAATATCTATGCATCCTTTCATCTATAGGACTTTTATATGGTATAACAATATTTTCACTACCCCATTCTAATACATTAGGATTTTGATCAGCCCAAAGAAAAAACTTTCTTTCATATGAAGAACGAAAAATTGCAACTTTACCTATAAATTTTTGTGGATTTTTAGGTCTAAATATACCTTGTATAAATCTTGGATCTTTTTTGAAAAGAGGTGGCATTAAAATATTTAACTTGGATCATATCCCCATTCAAATATCGAATTACCGTCTGTATATAAATGTTTGACTAAAACTGTTTTTGTTAAAATCTTCCCCTTTCCACCTAAAGCAGAATTTTTATGTTCTATAGCATAATTACGATCTATAGTAACCCAATCATTTGGATTGATAGTTATTTTTGTTTCTGGTTTATCTAAATCTGGAGATCTCTGTAAAGATTCTATTTTATCAACTAAATCACTAAAATATGTTTTTTTATCATATCCATATGGAACTCTACCTCTTCTTAAAAACTTAGATTTTTTTTGGTTCAATTCATTTATCTGATCTCTAATACTAAGTATCTTTGGTACTGCTCTATATATTTTTATTTTTGCATTAGGTTTATTATAAAAATTTCGTATAATATTTACAGCAGTTTTATCACGATAGTCTGCATAATGAGCATAATATCTGGCAACAGTTTCTGACGGTAAAGAATAAAAATCTTCTCCATATACATCTACCACATTCCATAATGGAGTATCATTTTTATTTGGTGCTGTATGAGATCCTCTATAATCTTCAGACTCTAAAAAATATTGTTTAAAAGTTTTCATAATTTATTTGGAAGTCTATACATAGTATCACTTATAGAAAAATCTTTATATCTTCCTTTATTTTCAACAAATCCAAATTTTTTATAAAATTTTTTCAATCTAGAAACTGAAGTAGCACCTAGTTTTATATCTGGTGTTAAAACTATTTTTCTATTTTGTTTATCAGCTAAATCTATAATATCTTTCATTAATTTAGAACCTATACCATGTCCTCTCATATTTTTTGGTATATATATTCTATTAGGTTTAACTTCTCCATTAATAGAATGTATAGTAGGATCAATAGTTATACCATCATTAGCATATTTTAATGAAAGATTATTCCATTCGATTTGATCAGATATTTCTTTCTTTTTATTTTCATGAGTTTGTGTTTTTAATTCTTTATTTAATTCTAAATTTCTATTTGGGATATATTCAATAGTTTTATGTGTATCTTGTCTATTTTCTACATCCCAATTTATTTTAGATTCTAAAAAATATTGTTTAAAAGTTTTCATATTATTATTTTTTAGGAATAACTTTTGTTAAATTACTAAAAATTCCAGAAGGTACAAAATAAAATATTAAAGTTATTATTCCTAATATAATTACACATATTAAATAAAATTTTTTATCACGTTTACTCTGATCTTTTTCTAAAGCTTCTAATTTAATATTAGAGGCTACTAATTCTGCTACAATATTATCATCTTTTTGTTTTAATTCATTTATATCTTCTTTACGTTTATCATCTTCTTTTAATATATCATCAACAAAATCATCTAACTCTTTTCCATCTAAATTTTTTATATCTTTACCATCATTATCATTTGTATCTAATAAATCTTTTATAGCTTCTAATAAAGTTCCAATTTGTTTAGTATTAGTAGATCCAGATGAAATTATATGAGAAGTTTTAACTACTAACAATTTAACATCTTTAATAGTTTCATTTTGTTTTTTTCTGATTTCACGTTGATATGTTGTATGTGTTTCTATTGGTGTACGACAACTTATTATTGAAATAAAAATTAAAAAATATATAAAGTATTTTTTCATAATTATTTATAAGTTTTTTATTATAATACATTAACCTATCAAAAATATAGATGGGTCTGAGTCTCCAAATCCAGCAGCATTAGTAAACAATTGTGTTTCTAATTTTTCTTTTTCAACTTTACCATCTTCTTTAATATCAGAAACCCAAGCTTGACCACCGAAAATATTTACACCTGAAAATTTACCTCTAACATAACCAACACCAATTTTAGTTAATGCCAATGCATATTGATATACCCAAATTTCTTTTATTAAATCACGTATTGGTTTTTCTATATAACAGTCTAATACACCATAAAATCTAACTGAATTTGTTGGTTCTGGATAAATTCTGAGGTATTGAGTTCTATCATTAAATTCAAAACTACGTCTTGTAGCTAAGACTTTTTCTCTAGTTTCCAGCCAATTCTTAACTGTATACCAACTAATTAAATCAAATCCATAATTTCCCATTGCATAACTAAAATAAGTTTGTTGTGCTAATGTTTGTTCTATAGTAAATAAAGTGTTCACTCCAGTAGTAGAACCTTCTTCAAAATTAACTACTGCCATAACCTTTCTATATTCCATAACATCATAATCAAACATGTTATTATACATTTTTGTTTCTTGAGAATTATCAACTACTCCATTCATACTAATTTGTTCACTATAAGAGGGAACAAAAAATGTTGATACTGGTATTACATTTAATGAAGGATTATTAGCAAACGAAGTTACTATATGAGTATATGTCGTATAATCAAATATCATGTTTCTTTCCATTCCATTTGGAAATGCAGCAGATAATTCATTACTTAAAGTGAAAAATATTTTATCCAAACTATTTTTAGTAATATAATATACATTTGGATTTAATAAATAAGGTGCTGTATCAGGAGAATTCGTTTTATGATTTACTTTATCACTTAAAGTAAAATTATTATTTGCTACTGTGTATAAATGATCTAATCTAATACCTCTACCTTTTTCATATAAAGATGAATCTAAAATCAAATATTCTCTAGTATAACCAGCATATTTTGAAAACATTTCACATGCTATAGAAATATTTTCAAATATTTGATCTTGGTGTGTTTCTACAGATACTAATGGAGCACCAATAGCACGAACAATTCTATCAGCTAATCTACCAAAAGAATCGATTTTACTATTTAAATTTGTACTTTGGAAAGCAGTAATTGGCGTAATTACACATGTAGACATGTAATTATTTAGTCTTTATTATGTTGTAGATGATGTAGGTGTTTTAGGTGGTGGTGTAGTTCCCCCTGCTGGTGGTGGTGTTCCCCCACCTTCTGCTCCTGCTTCTTCTGGTGCAGCTTCTGGTGCTCCACCTTCTGGTACTGCTGGTCCACCTGTAAATGCTGGTGGTAATCCACCACCTCCACCTCCACCACCTCCTGCACCAACTTCTGGCGTTTCTCCACTAGCAGCTTGTGCAGCTACCATTTCTTTCCAATTAGGACCATTTGCTTCGATTTGAGCTAATTCCCAACGTAATTCTTTATCTTTACGTAGAAATTCGCGATTAGCTTTAATATCAATATCAGACCACCCAAGATATCTTTTCTGTGCAAATGTTGGTGATATAGATTCATTATTTGCTAAATTACTAAAATTATTAACTTTCAATTCTAATTTTTGACTTTCACGAAGTTCATAAAAGTTGGTTGGAACATTAAATTCTATTTGAATAGAATCTTCTTTCAATTCGAAATCTTTCCACAAACCTTTCATTTGTAGATGCGTAATAAAACCCGTCTTAATCCCAGAAGAAAACAACTGTTGTTGACGAATAATAAATCGTGCAAATTTCAATTCTTCACGCAACATATCTGCACCATCACGAAATGCGTCTTGGGGATCTAAACGTGTAGTTGGAACCTTTAATGACTGATAAAGCTTTTTAACAAAGTACATTAAATCTTCGAGTTCTCCTAAATTTCCTGCACCAGCTAATTGAGTTACACTAGTACCTTCAGAACCAGCACGTTTAGCAAACCAGAAATTATCAAGAATACTTTGTGGATTAAACTTTTGTACTATTCCACCTTGATTTGGGTCATATGTTTTAGAACTCCAATATTGTGTTACTAATTTACGTAAATATGCTTCAGCTTTAGGTGCTGGCATATTACCTACATCAACATTAAAAACTAGACGTTCAGGAGCACGGGCTAGACGATATATAACAATACTATCTTCAATCATTGATAATTGACGATAAGCTCTTCTACAATTTTCTAAAAATGGAAGACGCATGGTTTTACTTTCATTCCATACATCAGAGTTAATATAAGTAACTTGATTTTTATCCATTGGAATGAAATCCACACCAATTTGTTTTAATGGATTATTAGGATCAAATTTAGGTTTTCGATACAAATAACCTTTAATTATAACATTTTGTACATTAGAAAATACTGGATCAATAAGTTCTGTAGGTACTTGCACAACACCAAGTATACCCTCTTCTGGATAATCTTTATGTATAATATGCTCCCAATAAATTTCACCCTCGACCATTAATTGTCTAAAATATCCCCATCCTTTATGTTCGAAATCAAAATGGCTTGTATATTTAGAAAATTCTTTTTGTAATGTTTCTGTTTGATAATTTGATAGTTGTATGTTTTTAAATTTCAATTCCATACAATTATTTGTACTGGAATTAATGTTAATAACTTCATCACAAATTTCATCTAAAGCATTTGCAACTTCAGAAAATGCTGCCATCACTCTATAATCTCTTATTCTTGCTGCTTTATCCTTCTGGATATTAGCATACATTATTTGACTATATTGTTTATCTGAGGTAATACTTCCTATCGAAGCATTATTATAGTCATAATTTTGTGATATAGAATGTCTAGATAAAACTTCAGCTCTCCTGATTCCTGTTTCTTCGAAATATTTGTATTTTGGATTTAATGTATCAGTTAATTTTGTTACATCAAATCCAGAATAAGGTAATTTTGATGATATATAACTCATCAATTCTCTACCAAATGTAGAAGATTTTCCATCATCGAAGTTAGAAGCCATACTGGTATTTATTTATTAAAGTCCAGAAATATATACTAAATTAGTATTTATAGAATTTGTGTCAGACCAACCAATAAAATTGGTTACAACAAAATTCATATCAGCATTTTCAGTTAAATTGGGTAATGTAATATATATACTATTTTTATTTAAAATCTTATAAAAAGTTTTAGGTAAAATAAATCCTCGTATTTCTGGATAATACTCATAATTAAACGTAGTTAAATTATTGTAGAATGTTGATGAATTACTACTTATTAATACATTTGTTGTATAATTGAAATTTTTACCCAAAATAAGGAATGAATTTTTATTTCCTATAATAACATTCGTATCTAATAATAAATTTGGACCCGCTGATGTATTCATATATAGATTTGTTACATATGGAACACCAGATACGGATACCATTTCTGTTTCTTTACGGATATTAGTTAATGCATCATACTGTAATCCTTCAGCAGATAATGCATTTATTTGATCATAACTTAAATCTAATTTACTAGTAGTTCTAAAATTAGATTTAACGAAATATATATTTTTAATTAAATTATCAGGTTCTTGAGGAAAGAGCCAACCCTTTATAGTAAAATTTGTATTAGCAACAAACCTAGGTTTACCTGTAGATTCAATATCTATGGGATATTCTAAATTTATAGTTCCATCCCAAATAACTGTAGATCTTATTTCTTCTACATATTCAATGCCAAATTCTTTTGGTATTTTCCAACATATAACTATATATGGATTTGAATACGGAACAAAATTAGAAATAATTTGATCCATATCACTTTGATAATTTGTTATAATACTCATTGCAATAGATAAATCTACTGGAATGGGCATACCTATCACAGTACTATCAAATCTATTTTTATTTATTGGTGCATACAAACCATCAATTTTATTAAAAACCCTATTAACATCACGTTGAATTGATGTAATTGAGATTGATATTAC